ATATGTTCATGCAGGTAAAACATATTACGTTCATTACTTTGGCAGTGAAACAGAAGTAGAAGAAGTATTACCAGATGATTTTTAATAAAGTTAAAGAATTAAAAGAGCAAGGTAAAAAAATTGGCATAACATTTAGTCAATTTGATATGCTACATGCAGGTCATATCGCTATGCTTGCAGAAGCAAAGAATCATTGTGACTATCTAATTGCAGGACTACAAACAAATGCGTCAATTGATCGCCCAGACACTAAAAACCCACCTATACAAAGTATTGTGGAACGACAGATACAACTTGCGGCGTGTCGTTACGTTGACGAAGTGGTTGTGTATAGTACAGAGCAGGACCTCGTTGACCTCTTACTTATACTCCCTGTGGACGTTAGGATTCTTGGAGTCGAATATGCTGAGAAAGAGTTCACGGGTAAAAGTGAATGCGAACTCAGATCCATTGGCATTGTCTTTAACGGTAGAGATCACTCCTTTAGTTCCAGTAGCCTACGTAAGCGTGTCTATGATAGCGAAACCAAAAAGAGAGGCCAATGATGAATGATTTTATAAACAAGTATAGAATCAAGCATGTAAGAGTTGCTAAAGACTATCATACTATAGATTACGGATACACACTCGGTTCGACTATTAGTTACAGTGGTCGTGAAGATTTTATTGAAATGGAATTGCCTCGGAGTGCATTTGAAGAACTGGTTAATATTGATCATAAGATTCATAGTTGGGTACAAGAGGAGCGTGACGAAGAATATCTACGTAGAATGCACCCGGCACTTAGGGAAGCATATGATAAATATAGGATGTTATTGGAGCTATACAGATGACTAAACGAATTTTAGTAATGGGCTTGCCTGGTGCAGGTAAAACTTACCTAGCACAATATATATTAGAGCACTTACAAAATGAAAAGAAACGTGTAAGTTGGCTAAATGCTGACGATGTTCGTAAGAAATATAACGATTGGGACTTTAGCACAGAAGGTCGCATTCGTCAAAGTCATCGTATGCGTGAACTAGCGGATAGTATGACCGAGTATGATTATGTAATCTGTGATTTTGTTGCACCATTAGTTGAAATGCGTAATAACTTTAAAGCAGATTGGACTATCTGGGTTGACACTATTGATAAAGGTCGATACGAAGATACCAATAAAGCCTTCATCCCACCCGAAGTTTATGATTTTAGAATTACAGAACAGCACGGTGAAAAGTGGGGCGAGTTTATTGCCGCACATATATTAGACAATAGACGCAGACCTGTATTTGATTGGCAAAAAGAAACTGTACAGATGCTAGGGCGCTGGCAACCATGGCATCAAGGTCATCGCAAACTATTTGAACGATCTATTGCCAAGACCGGTCAAGTTGTCATACAAATTCGTGATTGTCAAGGATGGCAAGGAAGTAATCCTTTTGCAATTGACCAAGTAAAAAGTTTTATCAAACGTGACTTAGATATGTTGTATCAAGGTCAATATGAGATTCAAATCGTTCCAAACATTGTAAATATTACATATGGTCGTGATGTTGGGTATAAGATTGAACAAGAAACATTTGATGATGCTACCCATTCCATTAGTGCTACAAAGATCCGTAAGGAATTAGGTCTTGAGTGATACTAATAAACGAAGTTTTGCTAAAACTGTCAGTTGGAGAATAACCGGTAGTTTTAGCACCTTTATGATATCATACTTGATTTCGGGCAATTTTGCCATTGCAGGTTCAATTGCGACAATTCAAATTATTGCCAATACCCTTTTATATTTTATACACGAACGAATTTGGAATAAAATATCATGGGGAATAAAAGGTAAATAAAGATAGCGGTCTCGGCGTCATCCCGCTTTACAAATTCTGCTGCCTATGCTATAATCTAACATAGGAGAAAAACATGGCAAACAAAAAATTCTTTTCAACAAAAACATACAGACAAATAGGTCCTGTTGCATATCGTCAATGGCGTGCAGATAGTCATTGCAACTTGATTCATGGTTATGCCATGAGTTTTCACTTTGAATTTGAAGCCGATACACTAGACGCACGTAATTGGGTAACAGACTTCGGTGGACTACGCCCACTTAAAGATAAACTAGAAGAATGGTTCGATCATACATTACTAGTCGCACAAGATGACCCGATGCGTAGTGAACTATTACGTTTGGGTGAATTGAAACTAGCAAAGATTACAGAAGTAGAACGCACAGGATGTGAAGGTATTGCTGACTTCTTATACGAATACATTAACACAATCTTTTTACCCAACTGTGGTAGTGAAGAAGCAAAGCGTGTGTGGTGCTGTAGAGTAGAGGTCCGTGAAACTGACAGTAATATGGCAGGTCGAGGTGGTCATCGTGAGGATAATGAGTTTAATTAAATGCCAATTAATATTAAATCACCGATTGAGTATTTTCCTTTAAAAGTAGGCAATACTGAACTCCAGCAAGATAAAAATAATTTTAGCTTGTATGACGGAGTAGAAACTTGGATGGGATATGATACTCAATCAAACTGGCAAGCATGTGAATTTTTTATTGAAGTAGAATTGGCTTATGGTAAATGTGTTACCACTGGCTTAGGATTAGGTATATTACAAACTTTATTAGCATTAAAAGATAATGTCACTGAAGTAATTGTTTATGAGAGAAATCCAGACGTTATTGAAATATTCAAACTCTTAACTAAAAAATCAAATATTGATATTTCTAAAATTACAATAATAAATGAGGATGCGAATAATATTAAAGATATCACCTGTGATTGTCTATTCTTAGATCATTTTGAAAATGAACCACTTACTCTAGTGTTAGAAACAGTTAAAAATATAGCTTCTCGCAATAAAGCTAATATTGTTTGGTTTTGGCCAGCTTATCATATTTTTGTAAGGCATTGTGCTAGTGTAGGGCAAGATATAAATATAATTTCTTTCTCTGATTGGGTAGCAACTACAAACATAAATAATTTTCCAAATCAAATCTCACCTCATTTAATAGACGAATTGATAGAATTTATTGATACTATATGGCCAGAACAAAAAAAATATAATATTGAGTTAATCAAAAAGAAAAATAAATTAATTAAAATGTTTAAAAGAAAAAAATAATGAATTCATTTGAGAAAATTTGGGCTAGAGCAACCGGTCATCTAATGGGTAATACTGACGATGATCGTCCTGATGTACCCATTCTTACTCGTAAAGAAGCAAGAATTGCATTGTTCCTAAAAACTTTCTGGGTGGTCTTACATGTGATAACATGTTGTTTTATTATAGCAAACACAATACACAATTGGTGATATATGAACAAAAAAATTGAAGAATTAGCAAAACAAGCTGGGTTAAAGTTGGAAGATTTACCTGATGAGGTGTTCATCCCGTTAGAAAAGTTTGCAGAGTTATTGATTAGAGATAGTGCTAAACAAGTTAATCATTTGTTTAAACAAGGCGGTGGCACTTGGGGTGAAGTTATTATTAAACATTTTGACATTGAAGTATATAAAAAATGAATCATTTAAAAATATCAGAGTTATTTTATAGCATTCAAGGTGAGGGCAGATACATGGGCGTACCGTCTGTGTTCTTACGAACATATGGATGTAATTTTACATGTGGCGGTTTCGGCATGCCTAAGGGAGAAATGAGTAGTGAGAGAGATGTTATTGCGATTAAAGCAGAAGATTACACAGACTATAAATCCTTACCGCTTGTCAGCACGGGATGTGATAGTTACGCAAGTTGGGATCCTCGTTTTAAACATCTTAGTCCTGTTATCTCTACCGATTCTATTGCTGACAGCATTTGTGATATACTTCCTCACAAGCGTTGGATGGATGAGCACCTTGTTATCACAGGTGGTGAACCTCTTCTTGGATGGCAAAGAGCGTATCCAGACTTACTTTCAAACGAGAAGATGAGACCGTTGAAAGAGATTACATTTGAAACTAACGGCACACAAGAATTAAGTCAGGAACTATCAACATATCTTCAACGATGGAAAATCAATCGTGAAAAGAACGCACTAACATTTAGTGTCAGCCCTAAACTAAGTATCAGCGGTGAGAAGTGGAGTGAAGCAATCTGTCCACAAATCATTCGTCAATATGAAAGTATCGGTTTTGTATATTTGAAGTTTGTTATTGCTACTAAAGAAGATGCCATTGAAGCAGATAAAGCAGTACAAGAATTCAGAACAGGTGGATTCAGAGGTCCAGTATATTTTATGCCTTGCGGTGGTGTAGAAAGTATCTATAACTTGAATGCTAGAAATGTTGCTATTGAAGCAATGAATCGTGGTTATCGTTATAGTGATAGATTACAAGTGCCGTTGTTTAAAAATGAGTGGGGAACTTAATGACGCAAGTTATAATTACACGAACACAATTTGAAAGACTCAAAGAAGTATTTGACATGTACGACAGTGTAGATCGGATTGTATGGAAACAAGAATCACTCAGCGGCATTGGTCCCAATGTCACGATTGAGTTTGATCCTAAAGAATCTGTCAAAATAGATATAACAGATGTGGAGAGTTGGTAATGATGGACGGTTTTGTTTCTCAGCCTCGGCGAGAAGATGATTGGGCTCTTAACCGAATACAAGTTTGGCAATATGAATTATGCTGGAAACCTCGCACATGTTTTCTTACTGGAAAACAACTATGGGGCAAACGTGCTTATCACGGTACTAGAATTATTACTGGCCCCGGCGTTCCAATTCACGAAGACTACTGGATTGGCAAGAATGAATTCATGATTTGGAAATTAACAAAATGAGAACATATGATAAACGAATTGGCTTTCTGGTAAGTTCACAAACACTTATTCCACATGGTGGCATTGGTCAGTTTGCTAAAAGCTTTTGTGAGCTAATGGATGAGCATAGTATCAAAGTAGATATCATCACAGATAAAGAACCTAAAGATAATGAGTTTGTCAAATCCTTGAAGGCAAATGTCATTGCTCCATTAGAGTCATTACGTTATACAGACCATAGCAATATCTTTATGTATGGTGATACATTTTGTTATGAGCGTATGGCTAACTTCCGTAACGCTATTATTGAAGCACTAGAGCATAACCTATACGATGCATTTGTTTGTAATACATACGAGACAATTCAAGTTGCTAGTACAATGGGCTTAGAAGATGTAATTCAAGTTATTGGATACACTCACCTAGAGAGTCAAATTTTTAAAGACACTAAGAATCCATTTTTGTCAAATACCAATGACATGATGCGAAAGCAACTTGAGTGTAATGGACTATGGCTCGGCACACAAAGCAAGTTTAATGAAACATCCATGGGATTTACTAACGTATGGCATCTTCCTATTCCTATTACTGAACGTGGACTACTAGAAGAATACCGCGGTACCCGCGAGGGTATACTGTTTGTCGGTCGTTGGGAAGAAGGTAAGAATCCTGAGTTGTTTATTGATTTAATTGAACAAACGGGTCTTCCTGCTAAAGTAATGACTAGTCCCAATGGTGTTAAGAAGTTTGAAGATAAACTATCCAAACTAGGTGTTAAGTATGAAGTTCGTGCTAGCATTATTGGACAAGAGAAAGTAGACTTTATTAAGTCGAGTCGTATTGCCTTCAACCCTAGTATAGTAGAAAGTTACGGCATGGCATTCTATGAACAGCACATTCAACTACCTACACTAGTATTAGAAAATCAACGATGGACTAAAAACTTTAATGAAGACTTCTTCTATACTTGCACCAAGAAAGACATGGCTAAACGAGCACAAGAATTGTATACTAGTTTTGAAAAAGCAGAGACTTGGTATAACTTAGGTTCATTAGAACATGCTAACTTTATGGAGAAGCGTGTGTTTGGTAAATGGAATGACTGCTTCCATGAGTTTAGCTCAAAGACTTCAAACAGTAACACCGCAAAGATTTGCAGCGAAACTACAGTGAAGCTACAAGATTACATCAAAGGACTGGATCGTAAGATTATATGCATTGACGATATTCGCAGTGTGTTAACAAACAAACATAAATTTAGAGTAATATATACGGATGAAGATACCTATCTCACAAAAGACCCTAGTTTTGAACCAACAGAGGAGACAGGTAACAACCTGTTTGAATGGCAATGAAAAAAATATTAATTACAGGTAGCTCAGGCTACATTGGATCACATCTATGTGATATGTTATCAGGTGAATATGAAGTACATGGACTTGATATCAATGACCCACAAGTAGAGATTGACAAGTTTTATAAACTCGATATTAACAAACCATTCTCAATCGAGGGTGTAGAGTTTGATGCGGTTGTTCACTTGGCTGCATTAGTCAATGTAGGCGAAAGCCAAGAACGACCCATTAGTTACTACATCACTAACTTGAATGGCACTATGAATGTGTTGAACAAAGTAAAGACTAAAAACTTTATCTTTGCTAGTACAGGTGCCGCACAAGATTGTCTAAGTGCGTACGGTGTGAGTAAACGTGCCGCAGAAGATGTTGTTCGTTCATACACAAAAATGGCAGAGTCAGACTATACAATTTTTAGATTCTACAATGTCATTGGTACTACAGTTGTCAAGCCAACTAATCCAGATGGACTGTTTTATAATCTAATCAAAGCAAAAGACAGTGGTGAGTTTACTATCTACGGCACTGACTATGAAAGAACCAGTGACGGCACTTGTGTACGTGACTATGTTCACGTTGAAGAAATATGTCATGCTATTAAAATGGCAATTGAAAAGCCTGCTAATAACACTGAATGCTTGGGTCACGGTGTAGGATACAGTGTACGTGAGATGGCAACGATGTTTCAAAAAGTAAACGATTGTGATTTTGATATAATCAAAGGTCCACGTAGAGACGGGGACATTGAGGTATATGTACTAGAAGATGTAAGTCCATATATGAAGAACCTCTACACTGTAGAGGATCTTTTGAGAATTGACTGATTAGTGCTTCAACAGTAGGGTTGATATAATGTTAGGATCGTTAGCACTTATATCACCCTCTCCCGGAGCTACAATCACATTGTACTTCATCCCTGCAGGGATAGACTTACGCTTAGCCATGTATTCATTGTAATCTAAGATTGAGTTAGCACTCAACCCATATTCTTTAGCCAATCTTTGCTTTAGTTCAGGTAACTTGTCAGGTTGTACTTGCCACTGGCCTTGTTCCCCCTTAACCAAGTTCTTCTTTTCGTCCTTAACTAGCAAATCTTGGAATATTTCGTCTGGTACAATACGACTGTTCTTAGTTGTATCTAAGTTGGCATCACTTGCTTTAACTTGTTTCTCTTGACTTGTGTGAGCACCCTCACTCCAGTTGATAATGAAGTTAGGTGGTTTCTGTGCAAGTGCTGCACCAGCCATCTTTGTGTAAGCATAGAACTTAACATCCGGATGCTTTGCAGCCATCTTCAATGCCATGTCTAAGTATTCTGGACTAAAGAAGTCACCGGCGTCATGCCAACGAATCGTAGTTTCCCAACCATTAGGGAATTTCTTGTCGCCTTTTTTACCAGCAACTGATTCTTTTGTAATCTCAGCACTTAGTTGATTGAAGAAACCATCAGGATCATTCAATAGATATGTCAAGATGCGACCATCACTTTGCCATGGACCTTGAAACTGAACTTTACCGCCCTTCATAGCGAAGCAATCAACTTTACATGAACCAGCACCAGGACATGTGTTTACGATGATTAGGTTGTTAGTTTGTTCGTCTAATGCGATACCAGTCAATGCGGCAAAACCAACGTTAAAGAACTGTTCAAACTCACCGTTTGAATGCTTCATCTTTTCGTTTTGCTTTAATAAAGCTTTAGGACGAATTGCTAATGTTTTCTTAACTGCTTCTTCATCGTATGTCTTACCATCAGGACTCAAGTATGTGATAACACTTGAACGATGGATATAGGGCATTTTGTATCTGTCACTCTTAGTTTTACCAGACACATACTTCTCATTACCTTTTTTATCAGTCTTGACATTACCTGCTTTGTCTACATCAGGAGTACCGGCGATACGATTCATGTAGTCTTGAAACTCTTGTCCACCAAACTCACGACTTTGTGCTGGTAGTTTAGTTGCTTCACCCAAGCCAGATAGTTTACGAATTCTATTCAAGTGGTCTTCACTTTCTGACACACCTGTTGGATCACCGCTGATTTCTTTTCGGCGACCCTTTGGATTCCAATTAACACCGAATGCTTTATCTAGTCTACCTGTTACTGATTTATCTAGTCTATCAGGATCTTGTTGAAATTCTCTTCCCTGTGATCCAGGATAATCAGGATAGTCACTATCGCTAGCGTGCCTTAGTCCGGTTGATGTTCGTTCAACGGAACCTTCATCTACTTCTTCTTCACCGGGCATGTCACCAGCTTTAGCAACGAATTGTTGAGGTGTCATAATCTGTATACCCTCTGGTGCTCCGGGCAATTGTGGCTCTGTGCCTTCTAATAAATGTTGAATTCTCATGTTTATTTCCGTAAAATTTGACAATAAATACGATTTATTGTACACTATGTAATATTTATCACTCTGGACTATTATGCACTCTTTTGACATTACCACTAAACGTATCGGCTTTGCTTGCAAATGGGCTGAAATCAACAAAAAAGGCGAGATTGCTAGCACCGAGGGTCTTAATACAGGTGGTACTACATTAGCATGGGCTAACAGAAACAAACGTTCACTAGTAGAAGAAAAAATCATTGACGTTGCAAAAACCAATATTCTTAATACACATGCATTAGTTAAAAAGGTAGCTACTCTACCCGAACCACTACGTATGTTGCGTATCACTAGCGACATGTTTAGCTTCTACACCCATGATGAATACAAAGACTTTTGGCATCAACCTGACATTCAATCTAGTCTTGAACGTTGGATGGCACCCATCGGCGAGACTGCACGACAAAACAATGTTCGTTTGTCGTTTCACCCTGACCAATTCGTAGTTCTTGCGAGTGATCGTCCTGAGGTAGTAAATAAGAGTATTGAAGAATTCGAATATCATGCTGACATGGCTAGATTTATGGGTTACGGTAAAACTTTTCAGGACATGAAAATCAACGTTCACATTAGTGGTCGTCAAGGTCCTGAAGGTATCCGCAAAGCATATCAACGTCTTAGCCCCGAAGCACGAAACACTATCACCATCGAGAACGAAGAAAATGCCTGGGGACTTGACGATTGCCTTACTCTATCTGATCTGCTTCCAATTGTATTGGACATTCATCACCACTGGGTCAATTCAGGAGAATACATTTCTGTATCCGACGAGCGGGTTCAACGGGTTGTTGATTCTTGGCGCCATGTTCGCCCTACTCTACATTATAGTGTTTCACGTGAAGATATCCTTGTTGGTCATTGCCCTGATACTTTACCTTGCCGCGAGAGCCTGATTGCTAATGGTAGCAACAAGCAAAAGCTCCGCGCACATTCTGACTACTACTGGAATCATGCAGTAAATAAGTGGGCTATGACTTTCAATGATAAATTCGATATGATGTGCGAGTCAAAGGCTAAGAACTTGGCTAGCTTCAAACTATATGAGGAATATGTAAATGTTTGATAAATTAAGAAATATGTTTAAGAAAGAAGAGGTAAAACCTCAACCTTCTAAGGAACCAGAAGCACCGAAGGTTAAGAAACCTCGCAAACCAAAAGAAAAGAAAGTTGTACCTGAACTTACTGCAAAAGAAAAGGCAACAGCGGCAGGGGAACCCTATATTAACATTGTTAGGATGGTAGTAGATCCTAATGACATTAACAGTGGCTCAGTAGAACTTGACTTCAACGATAAGTTTGTTTTGAATCTGATTCGTGCAGGTTACAAAATGAAAGACACTGACACCGACAATGATATCGTAGATAGATATTGGGTTAGTCTGTGCAGATCAACTGTTTTGGAAACCTTTGAACAGGAAATCGCTGATCCCAATAAACGGACTCCCGGGGATATACGTAACGTAGTCAGTAAAGATTTGGGAAATGGACGTACTGAGGTAAGTTGAAAAAGTGTTGTAAAAACACAACACTCTGAAATTTGACAATAAACCACTTTGGGTGTATAATACATAGTATTGAAACTAAAGGAATATCTATGAAGTACTATACGGCTGTTTACATTTATACTACTAAATTAAATGAAAAAGTTTTTCGAGCAAAAGTAGGATCAGCTAGACGCAAGGCAAAGTCTGCGTTTGATGCGGCCGAGGCTAGAATTAAAGAACAACTAACAGCGGCTAACAGTGCCGACACTTATCAAATTCTACATGTAGAAGATGTATCCGACATTTGTGAGACAGGTGAAAAACACCAAAGCTTGAGTAATCTAAGACAATTAGAACAAAACTTACTACACGCACGTATGAAAAGAATGGGTATGTGGGTACCCAGTGATAATAATTCTAGTGAGTGGTTCTTTGACCCTACACAACAATCTGTTAATAATGTAACAGATGAAGTTAAAAGAATTATAAATGAGCGCCGATATGGTGTTTCGGCATTGTGTTCATTCCCTGCATTTGATTATCAACAAAAAATTGTAGATTGGGCTGTAGACAGGCTTACATCAAAGAGTGACCTGTTGATTAATGCAATTATGCGAGCCGGCAAATGTTTTATTTCGTATGAAATCGCAAGGGCTACTAAAGCAAAATCAATATTGATTGTTACTGCTAAGGTTGGGGTGACTGATAGCTGGTCAGAACTTTTGCCCGGTGGAAAAAAAAGTCATATTAATTATGACAAGTGGGAATTTCATAATTATAAGAAAACAAAAAAACTGATTTACAATAATGCAGAAGTTAATGTCACTATTGTAAGTTTGCAATTTATCAATAAGCACTTTGACAAACCAAACGAACTGTTGAAGCAAATCTTTGCCCAATATTGGGATATTGTGTTCTTTGATGAACAGCATTATGCTACACTAACTGACAATACACAACGGTTGTGGAATACATTGAAGTTTGGTAAGAAAATTGAACTGAGTGGCACTCCATATAAAACTGTACTCAGTGGTAGGTATGATAAGGATGACATTTACAACTTTGATTATGTTGAAGAACAAATGTTGCGTAAACAAGCTATCGGTGATGTAGCTGATGCATTTAAATATCGTGCTGATATTAATTATGCAATGATTAATGTTCCTGACAAAGTTAAATCATATCTCGGTGAAGATGGTTTTACATTTCCTAAATTGTTTGCTACTGAAGGTGAAGAATTTAAGAACGTAATGGCTGTGAATGAGTTTCTCAACTTTGCGGTAACTACATACAAAAAACCACCACAACGATTTGCACCATTTGCTGACAAAGTTTGCCGTCATACATTATGGGTATTGCCCAACGATGTTAGCGCAATTAATGCCTTAGCAAAAATGCTGGCAGAACACCCGTTCTTTAGCAAGCGAACAATTATCAATGCTAGTGGTTTAGGAGTGAAAAATATTCAGGATGTAACGGATCAGATTCAACGTAGTGATATTGAACACGGTGCCGGTACAATTACAATTACATGCGGACGTTTCTTAGAGGGTACTAGTGTACCTGAATGGTGGAGTATTCACCAAATGAATAATGACAAGAGTGCGGCTGATTACTTTCAAGGAAGTTTCCGTTGCAAAACTCCATGGTCAGATGGTAAAAAAGAAAGTGTTATTGTTTTTGATTATGCACCTGAACGTCTAGTAAATGTAATGTATCAACATTGCGAACAACAAAGTATTGCTGAAAATCGCCCAGTAGATAAAATTCTAGCTGAATGGTTAGCGGTCAGTGAAGTATATGATTACGTAGGTAATGTTTGGAATATAATTGACGGTGGAACCATTTCTACACGTTTCTTATCTGATATTAATAATTATATGGATCGTGTAGGTAATGCTGTAGATATTGCCGGTATTACTGATGACATTATTCTATTACTTGCTAATAAAAAAGCTGATCCAAAAAATAAAAATGCAAATAGTCAACTCAACACTAATGATATTCTGACTGGTTCAAATAAAAAACGTTTAGGCAAAAAAACTTCTAATGCAACAACTAAGGAAGTGTCAGAAGATGAGGAGACTGTACTACGCATTAAATATGCATTACGTCAAATTTTCAAATTAATTGATGTATCTTGGGCCGATAACTTGACAATAAGTTCATTAGATGATATAATCAACTATAAAGACATTACAGTAGTAGAGGATATTACTGGACTTGTTCCAAAAGAGTGGAACAAGATTAAACCAGCAATAAACATCATTTCAATTAACAGGGCAATTGGTCAATATAATGATTTTCAATAACATTAAAAAACGTATCAATCAGATTAAACTGTATGATGCTAATAGCAACCAGACAATGTTGCCTGAGGATCAGATTCGTATTCTGATTAATCAAATCCCTAAGAAGGACCTTACTAATCCCAATACTACATATTGTGATCCACAATGTGGTACAGGATCTATACTTTTGGTTCTTGCTGATGTATTAATGAACTCTCTTGCAAAAGTAATACCCGATGAAACACAACGCCTAATACATATCTTCAGTAATCAATTATTTGGTTCCGACATTGATAATACTCAAGTAAAAGTAGCGCATTCAAATTTGAAACGTGCTATAAACGATAACACCTTCAATATTAATATTGACCAGCACGATTGCATGGAATTACGTACTAAGTTTGATTATGTATTAAGCAACTTGGATTATTCTACTATCAATCGATTTGTACCATTATGGAGGAAACAATGTAAATTGATGATTGTGACCGGTCGTGCTAATAAAAACTCTTATACAGAAAATAAGATACATGAATTAACATCATATAGGTATCTAGCATTGACCGGATCATTTACACCACAGTGCATGATGGTATTTGAACCTGTTAAAAATAATAAACTAGTCACTATTTCAAATGACGAGATTAGCTTAACTGTCGATAATCCACCGTTTTTACCAAACAATGATTTGATTCAATATCAATATGCACTCGAAGTGTTGAGTCAAAAATTTAAAGGGTATGATGCTAAATATGGATCATATTATATAAACAATAAAGCGGTCATTAACAATCCGGGTAAAGTTCCCTTAATCTTTCAAGTTGGTAGAGAAGGTGATGATTATCGGAAAGTTGTGTACGTGAGTAAAAGTATCATTACTCCTTCTGAAGGGGTAGGAGAACATAAAATTGTTATTAGTAAAAACGGCGGCCGCAATCACCAGAGCCCAGTAAAATATGCTAGCCCAAAATTTGGTACAGGACACAATTCGTTATGGATTAAAATGGAAGACCCAAATGAAGCTGAACGTTTTATTAAGTATTGGAATACTGAACCAATTGTAATGTTGAGTAGGGCATTGAGTGCAACATCACCTGCTAATGGAGTTGCTTTTTGGAAACGTATTCCTTCAATAAATAATTATAAGAAAGTTAAAGAAATTTATGACAAATATTACAAATCCTAAGGTACTAAAGTATTATAGTGATATATGCAAGGAATGGAATTTTACTCCCACACAAAAAATTTCAACTGGTTATGAAAGTGTTGAAAAAGATTTAAAAAACCTATCTAAAGAAAAGTGGGAAAAAGCTGATGATGTTGGGAAGGCCTTAATACAACAGGAAGTATTTGATATATATCGCACTAAAAATGTGTTGCCCATCACTTACTACTCATTAGAAGGATGTGTGGAAGAATTACAAAATCTAACTAATAAAACAGTATCATTTGAAAATAAACAAATATCAACAGGAATGACAACGGGACAAAGTTTTAGTCGTTTTTGGTTTCCCAATATGCAAGATGCAAAAACTTTTAATTATTCTGAAGTTAGTTTGCGACACAGATTTAACAATGACAAAAAATTAAAGGCAGCTATTCAAATTTGCTACAAAAACAGAGATGAAGGTGATAAAGCCGTACTGCCACAAAGTATACGCCGGGCACTAGACCTCACCGGTGGTGGAACCATTCAAAATTTTAAACCATTAAATGCACGTGCTATCTATGAATATATTTGTCCTAATATGTTCGGTAATGTATTAGATTTCTCTAGTGGATATGGTGGTAGAATGTTGGGATCTATGACTAGTATGATGAGATACAATTATACAGGTATAGACCCTAATACTAGTACATATATTGGATTAGATGCATTGGGTAGTATGCTTAATGATTTGTCAATTGGTAACGGATATCAAATGAATCATTGCTGTAGTGAAAATTTTGATGCTCCCAAAAAATCATTTGACGCGGCTTTTAGTAGCCCACCTTACTTCAATTTAGAAATTTATAGTGATGAGGAAACTCAATGTATGAATCGGTATAACAATTTGGATGCCTGGTTTGACTTCTATGTTGAACCCACACTAACCATGTTACATAAGGTACTTGTAGACGATGCTATCTATGCTGTAAATATTGCTGATTATGATAAGGGTAAGACTAAAGTAGTTGATAGATGGATTGAGCTATCAAAGAAATTAAATTTTGAACATGTTGATACCCTAAAAATGATGCTAAATGTGCGCCCCGGAAAGGGCAACAATAAACTACAAAATGGATTCAAGTACGAAGGTGTATATTTGTTTCGGAAAAAATAAAATTGACATTTATTAAATAGTAGTCTATAATAGACACATATCAACACATACCTATTTTCAAAAATGAACTACGCACTAATTGATAATGCCAACACTTTCTTTCGTGCTCGTCACGTTGCATCACGCAATAGTGATCCGGAAGAAAAAGCGGCTTTCGCACTTCATCTTACACTTTCGTCAATTAATCAGGCCGTGCGCCTTTATAACATCGATCACGTAGTAGTCTGTTTAGAAGGCAGGTCGTTTAGAAAAGCGATGTACGCACCTTATAAAAAGAATCGTATAGTAGATGAAAAATCTCAGACTGAGGCTGAGATTGAAGAAAACAGGATGTTTTGGCAAACGTATGAATCTCTAACGGATTATTTTAAGGACCGTACCAACATAACTGTACTACGACATGAGGAAGCTGAGGCGGATGACATGATTGCCCGCTTCATCGCACTGCACCCATCTGACAACCACTGGATAATTTCAACGGATCAGGATTACATCCAATGCCTAAATGAGCGAGTGCATATTTTTAATGGCGTAGAAGGTCATAGAATTTCGTTAGATGGATATTGGAAAGAAAACGGCAAGCCTGTTATCGATAAGAAAACTAAAGTACAAAAAGTACTTGAAGGTACTCCCGAGTATTTGCTCTGGCGGAAAATTTGCAGGGGAGATTCCTCAGATAATATTTTCCCAGCATACCCAGGTGTGCGTGAAAAGGGTACAAAGAACAAAATTGGTATCAAGGAAGCATTTGAGGACCGTGATAAAATGGGCTTCGCCTATAACAATTTTATGTTGCAGAAATTTGTTGACCATGAGGGTCTCGAACACAGGGTTCGTGAAGATTTTCAACGCAATCGTGCCCTTATCGATCTTACTGCCCAACCCGAGGACATGAAGCAAAAGTTCGATCAGCGTATTCGAGAATCTGTCAGAGTAACTACTACTCCGCAAGTGGGAGTACATTTCCTGCGCTTTTGTGGGAAGTACAAACTTGAAAAATTATCTCAAAATGCCGAGACTTTCAGCAAGTGGCTTAACGCACCATATACAGGACAACTTAATGAACACTAATTTCACTGCAATGGAAAATCGTTTCAAAGAAATTCAACGGGACGATGAACACTTTTACATGACCGATGGTATCAAAATAGTACCACGTGCAGGTTTAGAAATTTCAAACCAATGTCCATATGAGTACAAGTTGATTTTAGCCGATTGTATTGACAGGGGCTGGGTAAAGCCAGTAGCATATATTAAGACCAAAGAATTAATTTGGGAAGTATTAGAGCAATGAAAAAGATTTATTACATTAAAGAAGGACGCAAATATGTTCCAGTTGCAGAATATGATAACGAACTTTTGGACTCTTTTCCAAAGGGCACTCATTTGGTTATGGTTTATCCCGGCGGAACTAGTCGCAGGTTCGGTATTGATCCTAACTATGCGGCTATGATTGCCGCCGGCAGAGTAGCAGAGGATGCCATCTGTCGTGCTATCAGCAAAGCCAGTGAGCTACGCCCAAAGAGTACACCTATTACAGAAGCACAACAAAAAGCATGGAAAAAGTTAGCCAAAGAAATGGGTGATGAACTAGGTACCTTATATGGGCTTAGTGTACGTGATTGTGCAGAGGCAGGTGTTAAGGCTATGATGGAAGAGGCCCAACAATTAATGACGAACCCATCTGTAAAGAAAGCATACGAGCATTTCTTGTTGATGTGTGAGTTGACTAAAGATGAACATATTTGAAATGAAGACGAGGGAAGAGATTATAACATCGATGTGTTATACATACCGACATGATTACGGACTAAATAAAGATCCCAGTGATCCACCTTGGATAGCAGGGATGACTGAATCTGAACGAACAGGATTATGGCGTACAATGTCTCAAATTTTTGATAACGATATCATACCTTTTATGAAGATTAGGGAAGATAATGATTGATTTAAGCTTTAGCGTGAGAAACCCCTTTCACAACGAAAAGAAGAATCCATGGCGAGATTTGTATCAAGGTGAATGGTTGATAGGAAAGCACACATCATTGGAGATTGGATTTTTCAAGTATAACTACACACTGTTCAGTTTCGGATTGTCTACTAATTTTATTGGTAGTGACCATGCTGGCCCCAGCTTTGAAATCAGTCTATTCGGATGGGAATTTAGAATCTCAATGCCTGATACAAGACATTGGAATTACGATGAAAATCGATGGTACACTTACAAAGACGGAGAAAAAGAATGAATGCACTAGTTGCTAAACCGATCATCAAAGATCAATATTGGGTAGTCACTGACGGAGAACAAAAAGTAGGTAATGTTATTGCTGAAGGTTCTGGATTCGAAGTTAAAATAAACGGCGTAAGTCGTAGATTTGAAAACACCAGTGAACTAAAACAAAAGACTAGAATTCAATTTCAAACACTAAAAACTGATAGAAGTACAGCAAAGCTACCATTTGCAAATTACCCTACTAGTGGAAAAGTCTATAACTCTATGTTAGACATTAAGCGTAGATTGCATTTATATACAAAGACGGTTAAGAGCAAATGCTACTATGCGGCAGGCTGGTTTGCTATTAATCAGAACGGTAATTTTGAAACAATACTGTGTCCGAAGTATATATTTGTGCAACGATACCCTTATCACGGTCCTTTTAAAACTGAGGCCGAAGCGGAAAGCATGATAAATAATCTATGATACACATCAAAAGGTTTATCGATAGGGTTTCTATGATAGAGAGTAAACAGGGCAGAGACTTTGTTATGCCGATTATTGAGGCGCGAGGCCTACGGGATGAATTAGCTAAGTTGTTAGCAGACCAGTATAAGAATCTTAGCGAAAAGAAACCTGATGAAGAACCTGTAATCAAAGTAGAAATCAAAGGCGGAAGTTTTTAATGAGCAGATCACAACCCAAAGTCTTACTAGAATTAGTGGACAAGAAGACATACAAATGCGACCAAGTCGTTGAGGCCTCTGGCATTTGGGCTGTGTTTTATGATGGACAACCTATCAATTTAAAGTCACAGCATTATCTAGATAACGCAACAACACCTAAGTATAAAAAGACAAGTTTCAGTAACCCCGGACATGCACGAAATTTATGCCGCAAATTAAACAATCAATTTAAGACGGATAAATTTACCGTTGTATTCATGAACTCGGGTAGTGTGGTATATCCAGATGACCAACAAGTCGATTAAACAGCAAATAACTGAGGCTGTATTAGCAGAGATTCCAAAATCACATAGGATATACCACGAGCTACCAATTGAAGATGTAGTATTCAAATGGTGGCAAACTGGCAGACAAGAGGGATTGCGCTTGACTGAGATAGGACTCACTGCTTTTCAATTAGCAGAAATAGAATTCTATGATTATGAGTTTAAACAAGATGGACAAAGTTATCACAACTTTGTAATGGAATTAAACAAGAAAATAAAATGCCCATACTACATAGGGGTTAGTCAGAAAGAAAAGACCAAATCATTCTATATAAGAATTTTTGACAGTAAAATAGCAATGATGCTAGGTCTATATGGGAACTTACAAGATTATCTAGCGTCAGTAAAAGTAAGAAGATAAATTAATACCAATGACCTTCGTTACGCATTCGTTTTATGAAGGTTAAATAAGTGCTACATACACCATAACATCTTAAGTTTACTGTACTCAGCATTCCCCTATCTTGAATCTCGGGTAAAAATATCACACTGTTATTATTAATAGGAACAGTCCCTGGAGTGATTAGTTTACCGTTGCTTGCAGTAGCATACGGTGGAGGTGGAGTAGATGCCTCAAAGATAAAATAGTTAGGATACAGATTAATTGACTGTGTTGTAAACCAGTCATATGTAGCTTGATCCTGACAACTAATCCAAAATCTATTACCTTGTAAATAAGCATCACTGACTTCAATAAGATCATTTGCAGTTCCTACATGAAGTTTGTTGTTGACTCTCCAAACATCTACCATACAAGAAAAACCATTGTTAAACGCTGTTCCAATTTGATTGGGGGTGTTGGCTTTTTCGTAGTTTTGCCCGTCGTAAATTCCTTGATAAGATATGTATAACATGTAGTATTTATTAAAATGGGCAAGAACTTGTCAACGAAACAACAGGCTACCGCGTTATATATATGTAGACACAAAAATCTACGATTTCATAAACTTAAAGGAAACTTAACATGAAAAATATCGCAATCGCTCTTATCGCCTCTTTTGGTATCGCTACTGCCTTCGCTCAAGCTGCCAAGCAACCAGAAAATATTGGTAAAACAGCACCGGTCGTGGCCCCTGCTCCGGCAGCTCCAGCTGCGGCTCCGGCAGCTCCTGCAAAAGCTGAAGCACCAAAGACTGAAATGAAGTTGGCTAAGAAGAAGGAGGATGCTAAGGCTGCTCCCAAAGCAGATGCCACTAAAAGCCCTGTCCAGGACAAAAAGGCTGCAACAGCACCTGCTCCAAAAGCAGACGCAAAGCCAGCCGCTAAGTGAAGTAGACTATAACGATGATGACTACGGTGAGGAGTTTGATCTTCATCGTAGTTATGGTAGACCTAAACTAATTAAAGCAAAGAATCTTTGGGATAATGATACAGAATTACCCGATCATATCACTAAACGACTGGCTGAGATTAGAGAGCAAGCTCTACAAAAATATCGTGAGACATGCTATAATAAGGCATAAATAAAGTAGTTAGAGTTCTACTTAAAAACTCAACACTTAAACACACACATAGGAGATAAACATGTTTAACACAGCAACTTACGCCTTTATTGACGGCGTTTCAGACTTCAAAAAGAAATTCGTAGAACAAACAGTTCAACACGAAGGCATCAAAAATGCAATGAATTCATTCGTTGATGCACAAGCAAAATATACTAAATCAGCCGCAGATGCAGGAATGCAATCAGCTATGGCTTTGGGTATGATTTTCACAAGCAAAGATTTCTATACACAATTAGCTGACCAGTACAAAGCAATGGTTCCAGCTTTCAATCAAAAGAAGGCTAAGTAATCATGAAACTTTTAGGAATGCTAATAGCGTTCCTAGGTTTCTCTACAGACACCTACGGAACAGCACTAGAAAAATACATAGTAGGCAGAAACCCACAAGATGTGGGCGACATAGATCGTTTGACATACGAATTTCATCGCAAACAATCAGATTGGAGATTTCTATGAAAGAATTTTTTCGTAGTATACTTGAAGCCATTCAATCTTTTAAAGAATACAAAGCGAGTAAACTAAAATGAACCAATGGCAACCGATGACCGACGAAGATTGGGAATGGGTTAATCATGGCACATTACCAAAACCCGTTGACATTCCAGTCAACACAAAATACAATAAACACACATACACTTTTTAAGGAAAATAAAATGACAGACTTTACACCAAAAATGCCAGAAGTTAAATTTAACAAAAATGGTTATGAACTCAGAACAGATATCTTAGCTATGGCTAAAGACATGGTTCAATCAGAATATTCTATGAAATTTCATGGTTGGGAAATGAGTGCCAAGCGTGATGAAAAAACAGGTCAACTTGTATCTACAGTTGAAATGCCACAGTTCCCAGGTCTAGACAAGATCCTAGAGACTGCTGAAAAGATGTACGGATTTGTTAATCAAAGTACACAGTCTAAAAAGTAATACTGTTGTATTCAAACAACAGCCCTGCTAGTCGGGGCTTTTTTGCATCCAAAATTTGACAATAATTGGATTTGGGCTTATAATACATGTATTGAATCGATAAAAGGAACTGAAATGACTGAATTTGAATCTAAGTGCTACGGTATGTCTGAGTCTGATATCCGTACACAGTACATGGAAAGCATCACTGCTAAGTTTTCTGGTCTGGAAATGGTTGTGATGGGCATCATGAGTGACTGCCAAGAAATGATGGCAATGGGCACTGGCCCCCGCTCGGTTGAACACGTTCGTAAGCAAATGAACGTTGCTAAGTTCATCCTGTCTGAAATGATGGAAGCAAAGCAAGCGGCTTGACAATAAATCGGTTTGGGTCTATAATACATACATTCACTCGAAACAAAGGACAAACAAATGGCTCGCTATCAACGCCCTGTTTTTAAGTTCAACGCCGACGATGTTTGGGCGGCAGCTTGTGCGGCCCAACGCATCAATGGTTCGTATGTCAAAATGGTGCCCGCCGATCAGAAGGGTGACACCAATCGTCAAATCGTTGACATGTTCCTGGGTCAGTCTGATCTGATTCAACAAGATGACCGTGACCTCGCTGAGAAGGTTCGCACGTACTACAAAGGCTTTACCTTTAAGATCCTGAAAGGTATCAAGCTAAGTGATTTTGACAACACCGCAATGGTTATCGCTAACCGTGATGTTATTGAGTCCAACTATGACCTCGCTGTCATTTGTTCTCTCCCTAGTTGCTATGAACGCGGTTTCAAGCGTGACCAACTGAACCAACGACTTGAGTTTGCTAATGGCGGCACCGTCGGTGTACCCGGCAATAAAATTCGCATTGAAGGTGCTGAGGTTATCAAGTGCAATTTTTCTCAACAATATAACACTCACTTTGTGTCCTGTATCACAAAGGAAGATCAAGTGGTGTTTTTTGCACTGCGCAAAGATGTACCGGTCGGTCAAGTTATCAACATCGAAGGTACTGTCAAGGTACATCGTGACCGTAACACTACTCAACTCAACCGTGCAAAGGTATATTTCTAATGGAATTGCAACTTAAAACCGAGCGTCAACATAAAATTGCTGACTTTCTTTGGCAGGCACAGGATCAAGAAATGGTGAACTTGATTCTTAAAACATTTGGACATGATGCACACATCGTATACAATATGATGGTTGCATCTATACTAGATGATGATGAATCCACTGATGTAGCCGAACAGGTGTTGGACAAGATTTTTAAGGAGTAAATATGGGACTCGATATGTATGCATACGCTGGTCGTTCCGGTCAACGTGATGAATTTTATGAGAAGGCTGTATGGAACGAAAATACCAAAGAGTTTGATAGTCCGGTTTCCAAACCCGTTGAACTTGCGTACTGGCGCAAACACCCTTCATTACATGGTTGGATGGAACAACTTGCGGAACGAAAAAACCTAGAGTACAGTAGTTTCAACGGTGTTGAACTTGAACTAACTTGGGAAGACATTGACGGACTTGAACAAGCGATTCGTCATGGTCAGCTTCCATTCACTGAGGGGTTCTTCTTTGGCGAGCCGGCTGATAATGTTTACTACGAAGAAGACCTCAAGTTTTGTGTTAATGCTAAGGCAGAATTGTTTTTGGGCCTCAAAGTATTTTACAATTCAAGTTGGTGATATATGAGATTGATGTTAGGCACCAAAGACAATCCGAGTCTGCTAGTTGAACTTGAGCAAGAGCATTCACCTATACATTTTGAATTTTATGTAGTCAACGGTGCTTGGGCAGGCACATTCTATAATGGATATGTAACTATCTGGCACCCAGATCGTCCTTGGACTAATCTAGATATGACTAACATTCTATCAGACAATCAAGATAGGTTACGAGGTGACTACCAAGAGGTGTTTGATAACTTCCACAACCCTGACTATGTTGCACCCAAGCCTAAAAAAGTAGTACTTCCTTCGGATTGGGACGATGATATTCCCTTTTAAAGGTTGACAATAAATCGAACCGGTGCTATAATACTTGTATAGATTGATTAAAGGATACACATGTCAGCTAGTTGGATTAACAAACTGAACGAATCAGATAGCCGTCTTCACAAAGAGGACGTTCTCAAGCAGGCTCTTGAGGCTGCTACCCTTGGTAGTACCAATGCACAAGTATTTTTAGGCTTGCTTAAAGCTTGTTACAATCCCTATGTGACATTTGGTGTCAAGCAAATTCCCGACACTGTAGGTATAGTTGGCGCTGAGAACCCTTGGCAGGCATTTAATGAACTATTACTTCAATTATCTCAGCGCCAACTGACTGGTCATGCCGCACGTGATGCCATTCTAGAAATTGCAGAACGGTTTAACAGTGATGAATGGAATACATTCTGTGCCCCTGTACTGCGCCGCGACATGCGGGCAGGTATCTCGTCAACTACTATCAATAAAATCTGTAAAAAGACAGACTACGAAATTCCCTTGTTCGGTTGCCAACTAGCAACTAACAGCGAAGGTCGCCCTGAAATGAAGGGCATGAAACGACTTGAGCCTAAGCTTGATGGCGTTCGTGTATTGATGACTGTCATCCCTAGCGACTTTGGTGTCACTGTGGTTAGCTACAGCCGCAACGGCAAAGTCTTTGAGAACTTTACACACATCGAAGAACAAATTTCATTGAACTGGACAACGATGGTACGTGCATGTGCAGGTGTCGATCAAGGTCGTAGCCTCATTGATGGTTTTGTTCTCGACGGTGAAGTGATTGGTAACACATTCCAAGAACTCATGCGACAAGCACGCCGTAAAACTGACGTTCAAGCGGATGACAGCGTTTTCAACATCTTTGATATTGTACCATTGAATGAATTCCGTGAAGGACATTGGAATGCTCAACTGAAAAAGCGTATTGCTTTGCTTGACAATATGCGTCCTGTCGTTGACACAATGGCTAATGTTGAACTGTTGCCTCACATCATGGTTGATCTTGATACTGCCGCAGGCAAAGACCAACTTGAACGCTATGCCAAAGACAACGTGAACGCAGGCTTTGAGGGTATTATGATTAAGAACATGGATGCACCTTATCTGTGCAAGCGTAGCACTGATTGGATGAAGTGGAAGCCAACTATCACTGTAGACTTAGAGGTTGTGGGTGTTGAAGAAGGCACTGGTCGTAATGTCGGGCGTTTGGGAGCACTTGTTTGTGCAGGTGTAGATGACGGAAAAGAAATCTCAGTCAACGTTGGTAGTGGTTTTAGTGATGGTGATCGGGATGACTATTGGACTAACCGCAATATGGTTATTGGTCGAACTGCTGAGGTCTTGTGTGATGTGATTACGCAAAATCAAGATGGTACTTACAGTTTGCGTTTCCCTCGCTTTGTTCGTTTTAGGGATGACAAGTGATTCCGCATACTGTATATGAAAGATCGATTCTTTTGGAAGAAATCGAGCGCGGTGAAAAGGTTGTCATTCCTAGTAGTTTGGAACATGCTGAATTTATGATTAAGGTGGCGCAGGATTATATTGCGAATCACAAACGGCAAATGATAGAGGTACTTAAACGATGAATGACAAAGACTTTTTCACCCAATACACTGTCAGTTGGAAACAAGAATATCTAGAATGGTATAATTTTGTTGACACAATATCTGAGGTTATGATAGAATCTAGTGACATGAAAGAAGCAAATGAACTTATCGAAAGGATTAAAAAGTTATGATTAAGATGCTATTGATTTTTGGATTGTTATTCGCAGGGTTCTATATGGGCATTCAAGCAGTAAGAACATTGAACGGAAAGGAAGCCTGGGTATTGACAAAAACAGTAGGCTATAGTATACTGTGTTCACTGTTGACGATTGTAGTGTTGGCTTCAATCGTTGTCGTTTTTTAAGGAATCATATGATCAATGATCGTTGGCTTAGGCCCTTGTATTTTGCATTGGGTTTTGTTTTTTGTTTTTATCTTTTTTCTACTGGAGTTATTTAAATGAATCGTTTTATTAAAGTTGGTTTTGTTCTCGCCGCAGTTGCTTTGACCTCTGCTTGTACTCGTATCGAGACTGGTGAAGTTGGTGTGCGAGTTGGTTTTGATAAACAGGTACAGCCCGGCGAACTTATGCCCGGCACTGGCTTTTTCGGTCTACATCAAGTCATGATTGGTGATGTGCTAACATTCCCGATCAAGGATGTTAATGTGGTCTTGGAGAATATGACTCCAGTGGCCAAAGACAACTCAACCATGAAAGATTTGGATGCTGTGGTTGTTTATAACATCAATCCACAGAATGTTGCCGAACTGTATTCTACTAAGAACAAGAGCTTTCACGCTGACTTCAAAGGCGACACTTATGTAATGTACAACTACATTGTTCAGAATGCTCGTAACGCTATCTACAAGGCGGCACGAAAGTACGAAGCACTGGACATGGCAGACAATCGCACTGAAATGGAAAACTTTATCAAAGAAGAAATCGTTCGTAACCTTGCTGAAGAAAAGTTGGACGGTTCAATTATGATCAGTCAGGTTATGATTCGTAACGTCTTGCCCAGCGACACAGTGGTCGAGTCAGCTAACGCATTGGTTCGTAGTAAGAACGAATTGAAGCAGAAGGAAGTCGAAGTTAAGACTGCTGAAGCTGAAAGCCGTCGTATGGCAGCACTGGCTAATAACTCTGGAGCAAGTATTCAGTTTATGCAGGCACAGGCCATGTTGAATATCTCCGAAGGTATCAAGAATGGACAAGTACAGACCATTGTTGTTCCAAGTAACTTCAATGCGCTAATGATGCCTAAATAAACACAATGAATCTTGCTGACTATTTTGCACTAAACAGATATCACGGCAAGTATCAAATAGGAGACCGTATCATTGGAAAATGGCACGGTATCCCATTTGTGGGAACAGTATACAACGATAGCGTAGTCTCTGAAATTGAGGGGCCGAAGCTATCAGTGCATTCTGATTTGCCTATCAAGTATAAAGATAAGTACTATAACATTATCAACCCCAAGCACAAAGATATACGCAAACTTAAGGAAATAGGAGAAAAAGATGGTAACAATCGTAAAGCATGAATGGCATCAACACGATAGACAATATGCGATTGAACTGGATGAAGCACTATTAAGTGAAATATATCCTGACTTGGATGAGGAAGAGATTGCACAGAAACTCGCAGACATTGAATCAGGTGAAGTTGATTACGAAGAAGTTATCAATGATGCCTACGAAAATGATGTAGAGATTGAATGGGACTTTCAATACGATGACTGCTGGACTGACCGAAAAGGTGGTTATGATGTTACCTACGAACTAGGTGATGAAGATAGTTGGCATCACGAACCCGAACCTGACCCACCAACACACAAGTGTACTAACTGCAAGTGGGAAGGCAGTGAATACGAAGCTGATTGGCAATGGCAAGACAAAGATGGCAATGACTTAGATGAACCTAAAAAGGTTTGTAAGTATTGCGAAAGCGATATTGCACTGACTGAGTTTGGCGTACAGAAGAAGAAAGAATCTGATGAACGTACTGCACGATGGCTTAAAGAAGCGGCAGAGGATGAAAAAGCTGTTCCTTGTTTCAGTTGCGGTATGATGCACAAAGAAAGTGAACTGCCTGAAGTCAAAGAAACTGGTTACTACTGTCCTGATTGTAATGAAGATTGGGTTATGATGGATAGCCGGGAAGAATCTAACGATGATTGACGATATTGTAGGAAAAAGCCACACATTTGAAGATGGCGATAGCATAACTATCACGCAAATAAAGATACGTGATGGCGGTATACCATGGGTAACATACCAAATTCAACAAGGCCCGGGCATACCTAGACGATTAGTTATGTCATTGATTGAATTTACAAACACATACGGGCATTTATTCGGGATAAGTGAAGACAATTTGCCTGACTTTCCTGACTAAATACTAGCTTATGAAAAAACTTTTAAGCCTTTCCAATATAACATTGTTGGTTGCACTGGCATTGAGTACAGTTGCAGCCTACTATAGTATTATAGGTTTAACTGCTATCTTTGCTGGAGCAGTTATTCCTATTATTATAATGGGTTCTATTCTAGAAGTAGGAAAGATCACTACTACTGTTTGGCTACGTAAGTACTGGCATCGTGCTAGTCTTTCTATTAAAATGTACTTGGTGCCGGCTGTAATATTACTTGCCTTTTTAACCAGTATGGGCATCTTTGGCTTTTTAAGTAAAGCACACAGCGACAATAACTTAGTATCAGGGGATGTGCAAGCCAAGATTGCAGTCTACGATGAAAAGATTAAAACAGCAAGGGAAAATATAGATGCAAATCGCAAAGCACTCAAGCAAATGGATGAGGCTGTGGACCAAGTTATGGGTCGAAGTCAAGATGAAAAAGGTGCGGACAAAGCGGTTTCGCTACGTAGAGGGCAGGCCAAAGAACGCACTAGATTACTTTCTGAGATTACAGCCGAACAGAAAGTTATTGCCCAACTTAGTGAAGAACGGGCACCCATTGCCGCTGAAGTACGTAAGGTCGAGGCGGAAGTAGGCCCAATAAAGTATATTGCCGCGTTTATTTACGGCGATAACCCTGATACAAATTTATTAGAAGCCGCTGTTCGTTGGGTCATTATTCTTATTGTTATTGTTTTTGATCCATTAGCTATTGCACTTGTATTGGCTGCTAACTCAAGTAGAAAATGGGATGAAGAGGAAGAAATTATTCCCTTACCTGTAGTAGAAGTTAGTGATAAGCCGGTGCCAGAAGAAATAACTCCTGAATCTGAACCGGTTGTTGAAACACCAAAACCTGAACCAATACAATTTGTTGATCCGGGTGAGCACCCAAAAGATTTTGATGACAAGATTACAGAAGAAGTGATAACTGAATCACCATTGCCGGAACCAGATCCTGTTGTAAAATCTGAACCAGAGAAGTCTTTACTAGAACAGCATCCGTACTTGACAGCAGGATTCCCGCATTTTAAAGATTTAACTCCACTGGTTCATAAGCCCGAAGTAAAAGAAGAACCAATAGTCGTGATAACAGAAGATGAAATGGCAGCAACTGCATCATCTGATGTAAGAATATCATCTGAGCCGGCATTTAAAGAAGTAGACGGCGGGTATGTTATCTATGACGGCAAGATGATAGCAAAAGATGCATTGAAAGAAATGAAACCTCAACTCTTTAAGTTGACTGCTGATTCAGGTGTACCGGTGTCTACTAGCTTCGGCACACAATTCCCTAGGACAGCACATAAAGGTGATACATTCATTCGTGTCGATACACTTCCTAATCGTGTATTCAAGTTTGATGGCAAGCGTTGGTTTGAAATTAACAAAGACACTGTTGATGCGTACTTGTATGATGAAAACTATATCAAGTACCTGATTGTAAAGATTGATAACGGTGAGTATGATTTAGATTTGTTGTCAGATAAAGAAAAAGAACAAATCGAATATTACCTTAACTCTAGTAAGTAATCAAGATTAGCAGTATAATTTATACTTCTAATCTTTTCATGATATATAAAGAATGACCCAAGAAAACAACAAACTAGACCATTGTTCCTTTTGCGGCAATCACAAAGATGTAGTCAAAAAGCTAATCGTAAGTGAGTCCGTAGCAATTTGCAGTGATTGCATAGACCTTTGCACACAACTTATAAAAGACGATGTAACTATTGATATAGACAAAGACACTCCGCCTAACTTAGATCCAGTAGAAATCAAAGCATACTTAGACAAGTATGTGATTGGCCAAAGTTCTGCTAAAATGGTATTAAGCGTTGCTATCGCTAACCACTATAAACGAATTGAAAATCCACCTAAAGACTTAGAAATTTCAAAAGGTAACATCTTACTAGTTGGACCGACTGGTTCAGGAAAAACCTTACTAGCGAAGACTGTGGCAAAGTTTCTAAATGTTCCGTTGATCGTTGCTGACGCTACAAGCTTGACCGAAGCAGGCTATGTAGGTGATGATGTTGAATCAATGATTAGTATGCTTGTTAATGCAGCCGGTGGTGATGTTAAATTAGCTGAAAGGGGTATTGTATTTGTTGATGAAATTGACAAAATTGCCCGTAAGTCTGAAGGTACTAGTATCACAAGAGATGTGAGTGGTGAAGGTGTTCAGCAAGCGTTGCTTAAACTAGTCGAAGGTACTACATGTCGCATTCCAGCTAGTGGTGGTCGTAAGCACCCAGGCGGCGATATGCTTGAAGTTAACACAAAGAACATATTATTCATTGCAGGTGGTGCATTTGTTGGACTGAAAGATATTATAAAGTCACGCAAGAAGGGTACTACAATTGGATTCGGCGCTTCAATCAAATCTAGTGATGAACAAATAAGCCTTGAACATGTTACACCGGACGATCTAACACGATTTGGTATGATTCCTGAGTTCATTGGACGTTTCACTACTACAGTAGCATTGGAAGATTTGAATAAAGAACAGTTGCTACAAGTATTAACTGAAATCAAAAACAACTATATCAATCAGTATCAATACTTGTTTGAGATTGACAAAGTTAAGTTAACATTTGAACCTGAGTCACTGGATCAGATTGCAGAAAATTGCTTAAAACTAAAGACAGGTGCACGTGGGCTACACACTGAAATTGAAAAGGTGTTGATGCCTCACATGTATAATCTTAGGAATTACAGTAAGAACAATATCACTGAGATAAACATATCACGTGCTATGGTGCTAGAACCTAAATCACTGTTGACCTAAATAGTAGATTTTTTTGCGTATTTTTATTATAATAAATACGAGTTCAGATGCCGATGGTCGGGTCTGAAATCAAACGTCATACTTGCTTAATAGGAGAAAAACATGACAAAAACTTTATCCCTTCGTTCCCTCGACATTCCGTCAATCACTAAATTTGGTATCGGTTTCGATAACATGTTTGATGAATTGATGCGAATCAATAGTCAACAATCCCTAAACTATCCCCCATACAATATCGTAAAACAGACAGAAGATACCTTCTATATTGAAGTTGCTACTGCTGGTTTCCGTGAAGGAGAAATTGAAATCAATTTAGACAACCGTCTATTGACTATTAAGGGACGAAATGTACGTGATGAAAATGCATCGCATGAATACTTACATCGTGGAATTAGCAGCCGAGACTTTGAACGTGAGTTTACACTTGCTGAACATGTCGAAGTTGTCAATGCTAGTCAACAAGATGGCATTCTAACCATCTATTTGGAACGCAGAGTTCCAGAAGAAAAGAAGCCAAAAGCTATTGTAATTAATTACACTAAATAATATAATGTAATATGTGTGCGGTCACCCGATCGCACACTTTTTGAAAGAAAAAAATGTCTAAAACAGATACTAAAGTAAAGATCAAACCTAACATCGCTCTACAAGAGCCTCCTCTATTCAGAATCATCTACATCAATGATGATGTGACTTCTATGGAGTTTGTTGTAGGGTCATTAATTGATTACTTCAATTACACTTCTGACTCAGCCGTGAATATCACACAAAATATTCATGAAGAAGGAAGTGCAATAGTAGCAATTCTTCCTTATGAGATTGCAGAACAAAAAGGCATTGAAGTTACTCTAGATGCTAGAGCACAAGGGTATCCGTTACAAGTTAAGGTAGAAGCAGAAGTTTAAACTTCTATGTCTATTCTCTTAGCCCAATAAGGATTTTTCTTATTATAAGGGTTACACAAATAGTTGATGTTATCTATGGTAGCATCAACTATTTTTCCATATGAGCCGTAAGCCCAGTGTGAAACTTTTGCTTCTAAGTCAGAAAGCAATGTCATTGTTAGTTCCGGCAAGACTGTAGCATCAGCTGGAACTTCGCCGAAATACATCTTTTCATTAGGCACACCGTTAGTCAACATCAATATCTTTTTTACATCCAGATGTTTCTGTAGTTTATCTATTGAACTCTTTAAGTATATTAGATCCTCGAATCTTCCTATACCATGCTTTTCTTCAAAGTCAGATTCAACCTCACCACCGTACCAGCCCGGACAACCTAATATGGCCACACCATCGATGATAACAACATGATGGTGCAACAATGCTACATTTCTAATTTTTTTACAAACACGAGAGATTTCTTTAATACGATTATCATAGTCTTCTATACCTTCGAATTCTAATGAACCCGGGGTATAGAAAACTCCTTGATAAAACTTAGTCAAGTGACTTAGTGTTAGAGCAATAGTCCGTATGTCATTGCTTATGTTACCGGCAATCACACAATACAAGCTTGTTGCTTTGTTCTCCCAATTGAAACTATCGTTGGGAGATAGATTCAAGTCACTTATTAAGTCAAACCCAATTTTCATCTATTATTTAGCAACAGTCATTTTGGGTGCTTTAGCACGAGGTTTAGCGGGTGCTTTAGCCGGAGCCTTAGCAGGTGCTGCCGGCCCCTTCACTGCCCTGGGCTTTGCTTGACGTTTCGCTTTGACTGGTTCTGCTAATGGAGTAGTAGCCTCAACTCGGTCATCGGCTGACTTGCCGACTTCGGCGGGAGCTTCTACTACTGGTTCAACCTTTGCAGGTTCTACTACAGGTGGCACATCTACCTTGTAAGGTGCCTCACTTGTTGCTTCTTTGATAAGTTCTTTGTCTCTAAAAAAGAAGTACCAAACTCCTACTGCAACTACAGCTAATATAATAACTAATTCCATTGTATTCTCCTAAAAAAAAGTTAACATACTATTTAACGATAGCACACTTAATACTAAATTTTTGTACTAAATACATGTATGCCTAAGTCCAGTCTACTGTTAAGTATGATGTCCGAGGATTTGCCCAATAGAACTTTCCAAAAAAGATTGCGCTATAGGACAAGTCAGAAAGAGGTATTGGCTTTGTTTAAGGTCATAAACAAAGAGATATTCAACAACAAGTTACCAGTTCCTAGAATTGAAGTGATGCCAAATTGTAGAACTTATTGGGGATTGTGTCAAGCAAACGCATTAGTACTGCATTCTAATAAGTCTATATCTAATTGTACGATACGACTAATGGACAAATGGTTCTGTAAGCAATGGCTCATCACAACATTAGCACATGAAATGTGCCATCAGTATCAATGGGATGTAATAGGGTATCAGCGTTTAAAAGAAGGCCGTGATCCTCTTATGAGTCACGGCCCTACTTTTTTCATATTCCGAGATAAACTAGCTAAACACGGAATATCATTGAAAAGATCACATGGGATGAGAAGATGGTTCAGGCATCAGAACCTCTTCAAGTGTTGATTATTTTCTTAGATTTGGATTTTCCACTACATTACCGAACTGGTCTACAAGAATAACATCTTTCGTGCCCTTTTTACCTATAGCACGGTTTAATACAGATGCCATTGGTCTGATGCCACGAATGCCTAAAGCTGAACTCATGCGTCCTGCATTATTACGAAGCAACCAAACCATCATGTGACTTGTAGGAATATCTTCTTTTCGTGTAATAACAGCATGGCATTCAATACTGATGTTGTTTTCTACTTGAGTGTAGTGTTTAGGTTCAAAGTCTTGAATAACAATGCCACCGTGCGGATTAATGTCACTACCAAAGATAGCATTCATTGCTTCTTCTTCTGTAGGTTCTACTACAATTTCTTTGCTTAGTGAAACACTTTTTCCATCTGGGTGTGGGATAAGTTCAACTACTTTTTCTTTAACTAATTTGTCAATAATCTCTCTTGCTTTAGCACCAAACAATGTGTCAGCCGATTCCCAAGTTTCAGCACTTAGTTCTTTAATAGATACCGGAACTCTGCTTTTCTTGCTAGTCAATACAATATCAGCTTTTTTACGATCGGCTACATCAGCACCGCTAGAGATAATATTATCAACATTTCTAATTGTTAACTTCTTACCGCGTGGGTCAACGAATGTAACATTGATAATACCATACTTGTCAACCATACTTTGCAAGAATGACGCAATCTCTGCTTCATTGCCAACACCAGCACTCTTATTGCCTTGTACACCGGCATCCTTAACAATAACTTGAACCGGGCTGCCATCACCGAATATTATACCGCCGATACTACTTTTTGCCGCTCTAGAGAATTCTGGTCTAGCGTCGGGTAAGTATTTTTGTAATATCTCCAATACATTTTTTATCAAAGATATACGGAACTCATTTTTCTTTGCACCGTCTGGGATTTGAGTGATTACTCCAATTACATTTCCGTTTGGCTTTAAATCCTCATACCCATGTTGTCGTAATACTTGTTCAACCTGTGCTTTAGTAACAGGCAACGACTCAGGAGCATCTACTACCTTCGGTGGCTTTGGGACGGCTTGTTCAGCCAATATTGTTGCAAATTCGTAGTATCTCATGTATAATATCTCAAAGAGTTGATGAAGTGCTTATTATAGCACCGATTTAGTATTTATCACAAATTATTTTTATAAAGGAAACTTATGAGTTTAGTCCCTATCGTATTAGAACAAACAGCCCGCGGTGAGCGCAGCTACGACATTTACAGTCGTTTACTGCGTGACCGTGTCATCTTGCTTGAGGGTGAGGTTCATGACCAAATGGCAAACTTGATTGTTGCCCAATTGCTATTCCTAGAGAGTGAAGATAGCGGTAAAGATATTAGCATGTACATCAACAGTCCTGGTGGTAGCGTTACCGCTGGTATGGCAATCTATGACACTATGCAATTCATCAAGCCTGATATTCAAACTATTGTTATGGGACAAGCATGTAGTATGGGTAGCCTGTTAGCACAAGCAGGCTCTAAGGGTAAACGAATGATGTTGCCAAACGCACGACACATGATTCACCAGCCAAGCGGGGGCGCTCGTGGTATGCAAAGTGATATCGAAATCAGTTACAAAGAAATCACATATCTTAAAAAGCGTTTGACCGAAATCTATGTCAAGCATAACAGTGCTGGAAAGACATATGAAGAATTTGAACGGGACATGGACCGTGACAAATTTATGAGTGCTGAGGAAGCACTTGAATACGGCTTGATCGACAAAATCATAGAACATCGCGGTTGACAATAAATGGGTTTGGGAGTACAATACTTGTATTGACACTGAAATACAGGAGATTGTAAATGGCTACTATTCAAGAAATCAATGCTACCATCATCGGTGGCGCTTTTACAAATGACCAACTGGATAGCATTCAAATGGCTATCAAGTTTGCTAAATCCCAACTCGCTACTAAAGCCAAGTTCACTCTGGTCAAAGGTTCGCAAGTTAAGTTCACTTCCAGCAAATCCGGTCAGACTGTGCTTGGTACAGTTGAAAAAGTAAATCGTAAGTATATAATCGTCCGTGAAAGCGGAAAAGCATTCGGTGGTTCCTGGAGAGTCCCCGCTAACATGTTGGAGGCTGTATGAAATATTTTCTAATTGTTTTGTTGGTAGTTGCTCTCCTAATTTTAGGTCCTTTACTGACAATTTGGTCACTGAATACATTATTCCCGGCATTGGCTATTCCATATAGTTTGGAAACTTGGGCGGCAGTAATCATTCTTGGTGGCGTTTTTAAAAGTAATGTGAGTAATACAAAATGAGTAAAGTAAACGAATTGTACATGGATATCGAATTGATGTTGGAGCAGGGTACCCACCCCTCAACAATCTCCGCGGTGCTTGATGTGCCGGTTTCTTGGGTTTATGAGGTGTTGGAAGATGCCGAAAAATCCGATGAAGATTTTAGCCCCTTTAAAACAGTTAATAGTTAATACTGTAGTACTACTTTTTGGCGAACTAAAGTACTCATTTTCACCCCACAGGGGCT